GGTAAATTTTGTCCGATAGAAGAGGAATTAATAGCGAAACTCCGTTACATGTTCGAAGAGGAGTTAGGAATAGAACCAACATCGGTTTCAGAAAGAATGTTACTAAACGACCTAATAGAAACGCATTTATATGATGTATGGCGTACTAACGGACCTATGATGACAAAGGGAGTATTGGTAAAGGTACCAGCAATGGTTAACGAGAAAACAGGAAACGTATATTATAAAGATGCTCCAAATCCTATGTTCAAAGTAAAAGAAGAACTTAAAAAGAAAAAAATAGAAATACTAAAAGAATTTGTAGCTACAAGAAAACAGAAGCTATCGCTTAAAACTAGAAATAATATTGATCCTTCTACATTCATGGTTGAAATAATAAAAATAGCAGATAAGGAAATAGAAAGCGAGGTAGAAGATACGGATGCAATAGAGTTTAAAAAGTATAAGGCTTTAGCTAACAAGAATAGAAAGTTTTTATTAGAGCGTTTAGGTTATGATCCAGAAAAATACGACGAAGAAGTAAAAAAGGAGATTGACAATAATCAGGTAGTAGAAGAACAAGAGTCTAGATATCCAAGTACCAGGATGGCCAATGTTAGTATATTTATTGAAGCTGTTAAGCAATATATAGACTTTGGAGAGTCAGAAGAGTTTCTATTGCTACTAGAAGAGAATACTTACATACGCAGATTTATAAGAAAGTTAATGGAATTCAGTGATGGTATACGACCTGTACGGGATAATAAGAAATTAAGAGGGAAACCAATAAATTTAGAATACAAAAGTACTGGAAACAATAAATATATGAATATTAAGATAAAATATGATCCTTCCTCATTTTCTGGAGAAGATATAGCATACAAATTGTTAAAATTTAGAGAAAATAATAAAAATTTACTGGAAAGATTAGAAAGAAAATTTGTTATAAATCTTATACCATCTCCTGTTAGAGCAGAGGAACAGCAAAGCCTAATGGAACGTAGTGATGTTTAGACCAATAGACTTTGTACACGATTTCGGGATGGGATATGGAGAACAAGAAAGAGGTACGCTTATAAATGCTATAGCATCTCATATGAATAGAAATCGTCGTAATGTAACTTATAATAGAGAAATACCGAGTTGGCTACAACCTCATTATAGTAGACCAGCTAGTGAAGCGGAAATCTATTATCTTGGATTCGGTGAAATAGTACATAAAGCTGCAAACAAAATGGCAAATATCAAAAAGTGGGAAGTTAATTTAGAAAATATAGAAGAATATGCAAAAGAATATAAAATAGGAAGTTTAGGTGGAATTAAAAGGATCTTTAAATCTCTTTTCTCCCGGAGTGAAAAAGCAATAGAAACAGCAGAAAAGACAGTTAAGACTACTAGCGCATTAAGGGAGTTTGCAGAACTTATGAAAGCTGGAGTACAGAAATTTGGAGGAGGGGCAGTAGTTGGTAAAGTAGCGGCTGCCATTGCTGCTATAATGATAGGTAGAAGTATCTTAATGAAAATTTCTAATGTAATATCTGGAGATAACAAAGAACATATTCCTCGTAGAAATGAGGGATATTATTTAATGGAATCTATGAGGAATGGATATAATGGTGCATATCGTAATGTATATACTCCGTTTGGTTCTAGATTCAATGGTATGAAAAACGTAGCAATGGGAATGGAGTATATGTATATGAATAGAGAGATGTCATCTAAGATTGATATACCTGTGAATGCAATGGACAACAAGAGTTTTATAAAACCTACAATAAGACAAGCTAATATATTGTCGTTTCAACTTATTAGTATGCGACCGAATAAAGGGCACATGATGACATCGTCGTATCACGCTAAAATGTATTTTAGAAGAGCCATAACTAATGGAGGAGTATAATGAGAACTGGGATACTAAGAGTAGCTGCTAGACCTGTAACTTCAATGTTAAAAGCATTTGTTAGCCCTGCTTCCGCGTTAGGGCTTACTAATATAGTATTGACTGGAAGTGCTGCAGTGTCTGTCCTTGGTCTAAGTATGTCAGCCTTTAAAAGAGGATCAAGGATAGTAAAAGAAGGTCCAGTTTCTAGAGTTAAGATGGCTGTTCCGACTGTATCTACTGCCTACTCAGTATGGGGCAATACATCTACATATAGTAGATTACATAAGTCTACTTATAATTTGGTACAATCTTTATATAAGCTTAGACATAGAGGATATTACTACTAATGGCACAGCCTTTAAGAACTACTGATCAAAATACAGCTGAATATACTGAGGATAGGTATAGTCCTCAGTATATGCGAAAGGTTATTAGGAATGCAGTAAAAGATATAGCATCTTATCCATTTAAACATCCTGTAAAATATGTTGCCATTACTACTTCCTTCAGACTTGGTAGATTTGCCAATATGTTAAAGATGGCGAGGGCTACAGGTTATGCAGAATTCAAATGGCCTGGAGTTTTTGGAGCTAAGAATTTATATAGACTAGCGGAGAAAATAACTAGATATGGAGGAATAGCAGCTGCTAGAACTAGTAACTTTATTGGTAGAGTTGCAGAAGGCGGAGTTAGTAGATTAATGGGTATGACAGTAGGAGAGGATACAATTATTGGAAAGTTGGGAGAGGTGTTATTTGGGAAGGTGAGTGGAAAAGCAGCCGGAAAGGGATTAATACATAAGATCTTTTTTGGTGAAAAAATGAAAGCGTTTTTTACCGGTACAACACTTGGTGCGGCAAAGCCTGTTGAAGACTCATCTACGTTATATAAATTGTTAGCGGGAGACCAAGAGCTAAGAGCAAAAGTAATGGATGCTATTGCTAAATTTAAGTCTACCGGAAAGAAAACAACGTTAATAAAAGCGTTTGCAGAAATAGAAGAAAGCGGAGCAACTGGAAAAGAATTCATAGAAGCAATAGGAGGAAGACAGGCAATAAAACGTGCAAACGTAGAAGCGACAGCCAAAAAGGTTACAGAGACATTAAGTAAATTCCGTATAGGACAAGTAGGGAAGTTCATAGCCAAAGTAGCTCCATTTGCTACAGCTGCAGCGGTAGCATTTGATATATATACCGTATCCAGTGCAATGAATAAAGCAATATTTGGAACATACGAATTTTTTAGAGGAGTAACGTCTCACGTAGCTGAGACGATGAATGCTACAGAATTCGGAGGCAGATTATATTCGGCATATATGACACAGCAAGCCGCAACAGAAAGACAACGTGCGCTACAGGCAATGCAGAACATAGGAGTGAACGCAAGAATGTATATGGGGAACGAAGCAGGAATAATGCATGGTCTTGTTAGGAGATAAATGAAGATACCAGTATTATATAGCTCATTTAACATAGAAGAATTAAGATTTATTATAAAAAATTTACATATGCCGCCAGAGGAGATAAGCGAACACCTTCGGGGTAGGCATAAAATTTCTACTATTAAGAGTATAGTTAAGAGATTGAATGAATTTTTAATGACTGGAGATTATACAAATGCATATGACATAGAAGTTGAATTGTTATCGTGGTATTTGGATGACAATACAATAGCTAAAGAAAGAACGGATATAAATGACAAAAACCTATCGTCTATAAGATTTGTAGATAAAAAAATATTTAAAGGACTTACAAAACGAGACATAGAAAAATATTATAAAATATTTTCTAATCCAGTACGTTGGGCTGAACATATTCTACGTGATCCGAAAAACCCTAACAAACCATTAAGATTAAGACCCTGGCAAAAAGAAGTCTTAATGGCAATGAAATTAAACGATAAAGTATCGTTACGTATCGCTAGAAGGTGTGGTAAGTCTGTTACGTTAGCAGTTTTTTCGTTGTGGAAAGCAAGTACTACTGAAGCTGTTAACATAGTGCTTATTACGCCTTACGAGTCTCAGGTACGTGTTTTGTGGGAAATGATAGGTAATATGATACATGATTCCGATATAATAAGCTCTTCTATAACTGTATTTAGGAGACGCTCTCCATACGAAATAAAGTTCAAGAATGGCAGTACTATAAGAGGGTTTACTACTGCTGAAAGAAGCACAAAAGGTACTACAGTCAGGGGCGCAGATGCAGATATAATGATACTTGATGAGGTAGATTATATGAGTGACGAAACTCTTGGTGCTATTCTTGCATTGACATCTGGTGCCGAACAGATGCAACTCATAGTATCTTCTACTCCGTCTGGTAAGCGCGGATTCTTTTACGATACACAAACAAAACCTGAATTAGGATTTTGGGTTAAACATTTAACAGTACATGAAGCCAATCCTAATTGGTCAAGAGAAAGAGACCTATTCTATAGAAAGTTACATGCTAAAAATCCATGGATATACGAAAGAGAATATCTTGCTAGTTTTAGCGATGAAGTAGAAGGTGTATTCTCTCATAAGTTTATAGATGCTGCTATTAAAAAATATTCATATAGAGATATAATTCCTAAGAAAGAAAGTATATATATAATAGGGATAGACTGGAATACGCCACAAAATGGAGATAGAATTGTAGTTTTGGAACGGGACAATAAGAAGAAGAAATTCAGAGTGGTAGCGCATGAGATAGTAATGGAAGAGAGGTATAAGAACCAAGAAAGCATGAAGAGAATAATTGCATTGTACGATAAATTTCGTCCGAAGTATATATATGTAGATAAAGGATATGGTGATGTAGCTGTTGAAGATCTAATGTTGTTGTCAAAACAGAGAGGAATGGATCTACATAAAAAATTGGTGATTATAGATTTCTCAAAACCAGTTGAGATATGGAGTCCGACGAGAAAAATTCTTGTCAAGAAGCATCCTAAACCATTAATGGTAGATTTTCTAGCTAGAGTGTTAGCCGAGAACATATTAGAGATACCAGAAGAGGAGAATGAGATTGGACGTATTGTAGACGAGTTAAGAGAATTTAAAAGAAAAAAGTCTACTAGTCATATTCCAGTTTTCGAAGATGAAAATTGTCACTCAGTTACGGCGTTAATGTTGGCAGTATACGGATACATGGATAATTTTAGTATATTTTCTCCTAGGCATAGAACAGGTATGGTAAATCCTTTCAAGACTTTAAGATTTAGGTATATAGATTCGGATTCTGAAGTGGATAGGGAAATAAATACGGCGGAGAGTAGCACATTGATACCTGGAGTGGAGAAACGTGGGCCAATGATGAAGGATATCGTAGAAGAGGAAGGAATATACGATTACGAGTATCGTATAGATCCTGGTCCAGATTCTAAGAAAAGGAATTATGATAGTTTTGACGAAATATTGCACGATAAACATAAAAATAACATTTTTAGAAAACGTAATTTTGTAGGCAGAAGACGTATAAGACGATCATTTAGGAGGTTTTAGTGAATAAGAACATACATGATATTACTAAACGACCTATAATAGAATGGATACAGAAGCAAATAAGTATAACTGATTACGGAAGCGCAGAAAAAGAACAACAAGAACGAGTTGAAAAGTTTGAGAGCGAAATAGATAGTAATCTAGATAAATTACTGGATCTATTATCCTCTCTCAAAGAGAAAGCTTCCAAAATAAATAACCTATTTTCAGAAGCATTTAAACATATTAAGACCGATAACGGAGAAACATTTGAAGACTATAAGAAGGCAAAAGAATTAATAGGAGAATCAGTTATAGATCCATATGAAGTAGTCTACCATTCGATAGTAGATAATAAAGTGTATATTAAATTAAACAAGAAAAGTTATGATAGCGAATGTAATATTAAGGGTTCAGAGGTCTCTGAATGTCAGTATTCGAACTTAGATGAAGCTCTAAAGAATAGCTCTACAGTAGACGTATTTAAGTTAGTATTCTTATATGTTATAGAATACGCTTTATATTTGGTGCTTAAAGTATTATTATCGTTAGCAAAGTGGCCTATTAGTGGACTCGTTATGTCAGTTGCGGCTCCATTAATAAAAGTATTCTATATACTAAAGGAAAAATTACCATTCGATATAGGACTTGAACTTAACGTTCCAGACAGAGTATTTCAGGAATGTAGATATAAGGTACCAATAAAAGGATGGATATCCGTTCCTGTACCTGTGTATTTGCAGAAGAAGTGCTGGGACAAAAGAGAATATAAATGGGATGACGAAAAGGAAGATATTGTTCCATTAGAAGAATCCGATTTAATAAAGGGAATGGAAACAGAATTCAATGATATGCTATATAATACCTTTCATTATGGTCCTCCAGCTAGGTGTAGACAACGTGCTCTTGGTATAATATCAAGATTTAAGAATAAAGTAAATGGAGAATTAGATAATGAGGCATACTCTGCTGGGTTATCATTATATGATATATTCAGATTCGGAGAAAAACTATTAGGTCATTCTGAAAAGGCATTAGATCCAATCGCGAAAGGATATTCTCCTAAGAATAGATTAGGAGGATATTCTACGTCTACCGATCACTTAATCGCTGCAGATTTCTATGAGCTTATGAAAAGATTGGACAATTTGTTTAATAAAATAGAAAAGACCTTACATTATCTAATGAAGGATAAAGCTGTAGCATGTTGTCTTATTAGAAATTTACTTTCATCCATGTTAGCTACACATGGACAGTATCCAAGCAAAGAAGCTATTAATAAGCTTAGAAATACATTGAGGTCCGTAAGACTTATAGTTAGAGGTGTTATAAATCTTGAAAAGATGACGATGAATATATCGTTACCGAATCTTACTGAAATTCTTCAAGAATTCCTTCTAGCAGTTGTTGCAGCATTAGTGTCGGCATTAACGGTAGTACTACAAGCAGTTAAAGCTTCAGATCCATTTATCAAACTTTTGTATAGAATGAAATTTACGAAGAATGATCAGATATCGAGGGTATTACGTGAATGTCTTGCATGGAACAATTTCGTTAGTTGGATAATAGATGCGTATAGTCATATGTATGATACTATAACTAAACTTGCTAGAGATGCCCTTGTATGGGTTCTTAGTAAGATGAAAATAGCAGATAAGTCTGCCGACATGATCATAAAGATTATAAAGCTTACATATCTGTCAGATATCCTTCAAAAGTTAGATAAACTATTAGGTTTGGTGTATCTGGATCCTGCACTTTCTAATATAGAATTCTTAATTAATTGTATAGATACAGATACATTGAAAGATATAAAAGAGGCTGGACAAATGAGTGCTTTGACAGATGGTGACGATGTGGATAGGTATAAAGAACTGACAAATGAAGAATTGAAACAATATATAGATGAGAAGGCTAAAACTGAACCAATTGTATCGACATTAAAGGAAGCAGGTTTCTCGGATGAGGAGATAGTCAGTATGTTTAATAGAGACCCGCGGACTGGTGCAGTTGTTTCTAAGGAAAGTATTGATTATAATATAGATGATATACTCGATGTGTTTGGAGAATGTGGAGCGTCTGCTTCTGTAGAAGAATATAGAAAACTTATGGAGGAATAAATGGGTAAATTAACAGATATGATGTTTTCAGTTAATGAAGATCAAAATAAAGTTAAAGAGAAGAAGAAAACACTCTTAAAGAGATTGGAATTTGGATCACTATATAATAGAGAACTTAATCAAAATCTCGGTATCTATACAGAGTATTATGGACTTCCAAGAAATTCGTATAATAGGGAAAAGAAGTGGTTTATTCATTATCCTCCTAAAGGTTTAGTAGACGTACCATATATGTATTATAACGACTCTATAATTAGAAGAGCTATTGATATGGTAGTAGAAACTGCATTGATAAATGGAGTAGGTCTTAGTTCCAGGAATAAGAAATATTTAGAAGCCGTTAAGAAAGAGTTAGAACATATTTGCGATAATTCAGATACCGTATTTGAAGTATTCTTCAAGAATGTATTAACTCACGTAGCTACTTTTAACAATGTATTTATAAGAAAATTACGAGTACCTACAGACGACGCCTCTAAGATATATGTGGACGGAAAGCCTGTAGATAAAATAGCTGGAATAGAGATAATTACTCCTACCAATATTGCAATAGTTACTGATAAGAGAGGTAATGTATTGTTCTACCACCCTGTACGAGAAGTCAGAGTAGGAAAGGAAAGAGTAAGTTACGTAGTAGATTATGATACTAAAATACCAAAGGAAGATATTATACATATTAAGTTTGGCGGTATCTCTACTCTTATGTGGGCGATCCCGTCACTGTTAGCGGTTATGGACGATGTCGTTATATTAAGAAGAATAGAAGAAGACGTATATAATCTATTATTCCAGCATATTGTTCCGTTATACCATCTGCAATTGTCAACAGAAGGAATGGATATGCTAGAAGCAGAAGCACAAGTGGATAAGATGTATGATACTGTTGAAGATAAAGTTAGTCACGGCGCATTAATAACGACAGATGCATGGACGTTGAAAGTAATAGATCAAGGTAATTCGAGAATACCTAATGTAATACAATACCTTGAATACTTTAAAACAAGAGTATATACAGGATTAGGATTGTCTGCTATATCTTTCGGAGAAGCAGCAACTGCAAATAGAGCAACAGGAACCATTGTAGCGAGAAATCTAGTCATGATAGCGAAAAGTCTCTTAAATACGGTTAAATTATATTTGGATCATTTCTTACTGAAAGAGATACTTGTTCAAACGAAAATGGTAAAGAAGGAAATAAATGATGAAAACAAAGTAGAGATATACATTCCAGAAATAGATATTGAATGGAGACAGAGTATCGAAAACCATGGATTAATGCTGTTACAAGCTAATGGCATAACTATAGATGAATTCAGGAAGGAATATTTAGGTAAGTTACCATACTCAGATGATGACTTATGGAAAACGTACACATATATGTTTAAGTTGCCGCAGTCTGTATCAATTGCTAGAGACGAGTCGTTATCTGAGTTTTTGCAGACACAACAGATGCCAAGAAATCAATATGGAGCAAAAGAAGCGCCGGGAAGGAAAGCAGACGAAATCACTTTAGAGGAGCTCAAATTCCAGGATGTCTTAAATGATGAAGCTAGAAAGTTTCTTGACTCTCTTAATGTATACCATGCTGCCAGCGTGTTTAAAGGTATAGTGCTACCGTTAATGGACGACGTATTGGCAGGTAATAATGCGTCATATTCTAAGGTTAAAACTGCTCTAAAACATTACTTAATAGCATATTCTTCAGTAGTTATTAAGAAGGCAATACATGATGTTGTTACGGAATATGAAGGTAAAAATCCTAAAGTAGACAAGTTGGCACACGCGGACGTACTGAAATTACTTAAAAATAAGCTCTTTAGCGTAATAGATGAATCAGTGAAAAACATTAGAGAAGTTGTGAATGACGACGAAAAATACCAGACATTCGTAGACAAAGAACGTAGAATATTACTGAATATGGAGATTCTCGCTAGAACGGAACTAGTACGTGTGTATTGCGCTACAAAATTATATGCATATAACATGATGGGATATAATAAAGCAAAAATCAAGTTCATTATAGACAATACAGACCATAACGGAGAGCAGACTATAATATCACTAAAAGATAAACATTATGTTCTTACTCCATGGAAGTGGCACCCTAACGCAGTAAGGGACGTAGTTCCTACGTAGAATTTTGACACATAGAGAGTTCTGTGTATATCATTGATACTTATACGATTACACACATATTAGACAGTATCTACTTGCTAGACAGGTGTTTATATGCTATACTACAATAGAAATGCATAGGAGGAGCTATGAATAGAATAGTACTCATTGATAAGGTAGCTACAATAGAGTTACCTCAATATGATAATTCTTTGTACTCATCTGATAGGATTATTATAGAACTGAGTGCTACGCACACAGGATTTGTTAACAAGAACTTCTATTGGTATGATACAGAAACTGTAAAAGAAAGAGCCAATACATTTCTACATCCGTATCCAAAACCACTTGTAATATCACATGAATGGGAAAATCCTGTTACTACGATAGGAAGAGTAATAGGGATTGAGTTTGTAAGTCTACCGAAATTGGAAAAAGATGATCTATATTCTCCTGAAGGAGTGCTAAAGGTATTTGCAGAGGTTACAGATCCAGATGCTATAAAGAGAGTTTTAGATAGAAGATTTCTTACAGTTAGTATAGGAGCTGAAGGTTCCGCATACTGTTCCATATGTGGAGAAAAATTGTCTAGTGACCCATATGAACATGAACATGTAAGGGGGGAGAAATACGACGGAAGACTTGCATATTGGATTATAAAGGATGACTTAGAATATACACAAGTAGCATTTGTAAACACTCCTGCAGATTCTTATGCCAAAGTAGAAAAGGTGTTATCAGAGTCTCAATATACAGAGTTAATTCAAAAATCAGGGTATAACGATAGTACGACAAAAGGGAATAGAATATTCTTATTTGACGTGTATCAAAAAGGGAGGTTAAATATGGGAGATAAAGAGAAGGATAAAGATGTTTATATGGAGGACTTTTCAGATCTCGAACTATCCAAGGAAGATATTGATTCGCTTAAGGAGTTATCAGATGAGTTTCTTGAGGAAGTAGAAAAGGCATCAGATGAGTTTGAGATCGAGGTCGACGAGGAGGAGTTTGAGGATTCTACAGAAGAAGATAAGAAACTTCCTCCTGCTGGTTCCAAAGCCAGAAAGAAAATGAAAACTGTTTTTTGTGGTCCTAACAAAACATTTCCTATTCCGGATTGTAAACATGCTGCAGTTGCTCTTGCCATGCTGAATTGGCCCAGAGTTAAAAAGAAATATAGTGCTAGCGTTAGAGCAAGAATAAGAGCATGCGTGATGAGAAGAGCTAAAGCACTTGGATGTAAGATGGCAAAGAAGAAAAAGGATTCTGTAGACGAGAATACTACAGTTCAGGAAACAATGCATAAGAAGCATATTACTGACGAGAATACAATAAGAGATATAGTAAAGGGAGTATACGAGGATACTATTAAAGAACATAAGCAACGTCTTGAAAAGCTTGAACAAGCCAGCAAGAAGCTTTTGGTTAGGTTAGAGAAGATTGAAGAGGAGCTCAAAAATATAGCAAACATGAAAGACGAAGATCTGGTTGATACAATTTCCAGTCTTACAACTGACAATGTTAACCTCAATAATAAAGTGGAGCTTCTGGCAAAGAAGTTGTATACTACTATGTCAATTCTGTTAGGTGATTTGGAACAGAAGGACAATTTTAAGTTCAATGATTATGTGGAGGATGTAACAGCAGAACTATCTCTCCCAGAAGTAATGGAAAAGATAAAAGATATGGAAGAGGCTATCAATAAAAAAATAACTTCTAAGAAGGAAACTGCAAAACAGGATCTAGAAGATAATGAAGCTCAAACTCCTGGAGCGAAAGCAGTTTTAGAGTTCTTCAACATGATCGATGGAAATAAAACAAAGGATTAAAAGGGAGGTAAGATATGATTAAGGATCTTTACGGACGCACGACAAACATGCCATTTAGAGAAGCCCCCGATAAATTCAGAAGTTCGAGATTAAGAGGGCAGATACATGCGGGAGATGAGCCTACTGATGTTTTCTATCCGCTGAAGGCTCTTCCCATAGCTTTCTTAGATGTAGAAACTCAGGATCCAGTAGTAATTGCAAAAGGAACAATTGTATCTGCTTGGGGGCACTTTACTGAGAATACTCATATTCCAGTTCCTGCTTCTTCTGGGACTATTCCTGTTTATGAGGCTGTAGGGAATGGAACTATGAACGTCAATATTGATACATCTTTCTGGGGATATCCAAATGCAGTAGCTGCTCTTTTAGTACCAGCTAATGGTGGTTCAGTTGTTACTCTTGACTACTCTCAGTATGATATTGACTTTGGTACTTATGATATTGAGGGCAATAAAGTAACTGCCAGTACTTCTGGTCTTGTTGTACCAGCCAATATTCCTATTGGTATTGTTGCACAGGATGTGTACTCCGATTTCAGAGGTAAATATCTTAACTACTATAGTCCTTATAACAAACCAATAGGTATTCTGAGGAAGGCATACATAAATATACCATTTGTAGCAACCGACAAATTTGATGAAGCATATAGTGCGACATTTACTGATGATACAATCTATGGCAATCTGTGGAAAGTATATGCATTTATATATGATGATTCGACCGATCTTACTCCTGGAGCATTCGTCAAGTCTGACACGCATGGAAAGTTTATTGTAGAAAGTGATAACGTTAGCGCAAATAGGACAATTCAGACTGTTGGTAGGATCTATACAGTCGATAGCAGGTTCCCAAAGGGATTACTGGAATACGTGGATACGTATCCAGGTTCGATGGTTACCGGCACAGATACTGGCGGTCTCCCAGATATGCTCTTTGTCTTTGCTCATCAGGCGATATATTATGCAACAGGTTCAACTCCATCTATTCAGGATGTTGTTAATGCGGTGAAAGCTGGTATCTTCGGAATCGCAAATATTCAGGTAGATATATAAGTTGAATATAGGCACGAAGGAGGATAACAATGAATAAGATTAAATTTGTAGATGAAAGATCCCCACTCACGGGAACCGATAAGGTTAAATTTGATACAATTCTTAGGGCATTTAAAGAGGATGGTTTTACAATAGTTGCTAACGACGAAGGTGAGAAAGCAACTAGGTTACAGATAAATGATGTTCTCATGACCCCAGATTTTGCTAGGTTTATACCAAAAGTTATTCATACTATAGTCAGAGAAGCACAAGAACCAAGGATGGTTATTACACAGAACCTCTTCCAGAAAGTTAATCTTGAGACAGGTAGGAGTATTCAAATCGGAGCAATCGGTGCAATGCATGCATCGATTATTCCAGAAGGAGGAGTATGGCCGACTGCCTCCCTTTCTCTCGATGATACTGGAGAGATGATTCAGCCTGTGATGGTACAGAAGCATGGTCTTATGCTTCCTGTCACTCATGAGGTTCTGGAAGAAGATCAGTGGGGCGTACTTAACATATGGCTTAGAGCAGCCGGGCGTGCTCTTGCTCGTCATAAAGAGCAGGAAGCCATGAAACTCCTCAATGAGATGGGGTATACACTCTTTGATAATGCAAATCCTGATAATGCAGAATACGGATCTACATCTGGTAGAGATATAAATGGTGCCCAGAACGGCGCGATGACATTTAATGATATGATCCAGATGTATGGCTATCTGCTTATGAGAGGATTTGTTCCAGATACAATAGTTATGCATCCTCTTGCATGGATGGTTTTTGCAACAGATCCACTTATGAGAGAGTTGGTTATGAAGAATGGTACCGTAGCAAGTCAGCCACTACCAAATGGCGAACCTACACCAAGTTGGGGTTCTACTTTGCAGGGATTTGGTCCTAGATATACGGCTACTGGAACAGGCCCTGGTAATGGCCCTGATGATATTTATGGAAAATTTGGTGCTTCGGCATATACTACGAGTCTCAATCCTCTTGGTGCAACATTCTATGCAAAACCTGATTATCTTCCAGTTCCTATCAAAGTTCTTGTAACTCCTTTTGCATACTTTAAACAGAATGCAGGTCTTGCTGGAACTCCAGCAGCTGGAGCAGCTGCTTCGCATGTGATCCTTGCGGATTCCAGCGCAACAGGCGTTCTTGTTCAGAAATCTCCGATTAGGACAGAGGAGTTTGATGATCCTAAGAGGGATATCAGGAACCTCAAAATCGGAGAAATCTACGGATTTGCAATTCTCGAACAGGGTAAGGGAGTTACAGTAGCAAGGAATGTTGTTCTCACCAAGCACTACAACTTCGATAATGTTAATAGTGTTACACTTGCTCCTATTTCGGGTGTAACATTAGTTTCATAACTGATATATTCATAAGGCCGAGGGTTATTGATAACCCTCGGCCAACCACAATAAACAAGGAGGTTACGTGGGATTAACAATAAACGGCAAAGAAGTCCGTGTTATTGTTTTAAATACGAATAACTCCGTATTTTTTAACGATGAGAAGAGTGGTGTATTCTTAAACGCGATGGCGGGCAAAATATACGAAATACTCGACCCAGAGTCCAAAAGTGACTTCGAGATAATCAAGAATGCAATAAGACGTGGAACATTGCTTGGTTTTACCCCAGGAGGCAAGAACGTAATCGAAAATATTACAGCTCCGTATGATGACGTAAGAAAGCTTATCCCTGGTATAGAACAAGAGCTAGGACTACTAAAGCTACAGAATGATCAAAAGACTACTAATAAAAGCGATCACGAAGAATCACATAGACGTCGCACGCATAAACGTAAAGATACCTCTTCCCTTGCAGAAGAACTCCTCAGTAAACTTAGATCAGATGAAGTAAGAAATGTAGTAAAAACACTGAACGATGTAGATTTGCTGAAAGAAATGATTGACTTAGAATTCAAAGGAAAAAGAAGGAAATCTATACTAAAGGCTCTACAGTCGAGACTAAACGTACTAATGAGCGGTAAGTCTGGCGAAGTTGTAGTTGAAAGAGTTGAAGAAGTTATTATAAAATAATATGGCATTTTTTAGCGTAAAGGCTACAGATCCAAAGAACTACTCCGCTAACTTTCCGATAAGCGGAACGATGTATGTTACGTTCAGTAAGGACGTAAAACTAGAGTCCATTAATGATTTCACTGTTTACTTAACGGAAGATCGTGACGATATACATATTCCAATAGAACGTAATTATAATAGAGAAGAACTAACGTTAGAAGTTACTCCTAAATCATTCTTAGAATACGGAAAGACGTATACATTAACGCTAGTAGGTACTGCTAACTTCTCGTTACCTGTTGCGGACGACGTAGCAATTAAGAGTACAGATGGCGATGTATTATATCCGTCTTATTATTTGTATTTCAGAACGGAAGAATACGAAGAGCAAGAAGAGGAAGAACAAGAAGAAGCAATAGTAACTCCTGAAGAATATATAGAAGAGATAGAGACAACTACGTTTAAAGTCATAGGTAGCGCACCAGAAGACGGAGCATTCAATATAGACCTCAAAAAAGATTTTAATAATAGCATTTTTCTTTATCTTAATGATGATCTAGCGTCTGAATATGTAGGAGCTTATTTCAACGGTGCTGTCCTAGGAGATGATTATTATGGAAATGTATCGGATTTATTATATGACGCAATAGTAGTATACAGATCACACATTCTTTCGTCTTCTGTCGAGATAATAACTCCGTTAGAAATAGAGTATGTGGAATATTTAAAAGCAATTAAGATAGTATTAAAAGATGAAGATGTACTGCCAAACTACGAATATACAGTAGTAGTTAGCAGAGGAGGCATTGCAGGAGAGAACTATGGAACGCTTACATATGAATTCAAAATGTCCTTCACTACATTGTATTCTCCTTTATATGTAGACCCAATGCTAATATTAATGGAAATTAGTGAAGCTGTTCCTAATATAGATGTGGATTCGATATATAGAGTAATCGTTGAAGATTCATTAGACGCAGCAGATAAAAATATTATTCCACTACCAACTACTAGCGGAATAATTACTTATTACAATGTACGTCTTAACGAAAAACAGAAACAATATATTATATGTAAAGTAAAATATGATATTCTAAGAAACATCGCTTTAGGTAGGAGTTTTGGACAAGGAAGGAAACGGCTCGGAGATTTCGAAGTAACAGTAGATGTAGATCCTAGAGCCTTATTACCATTATTAGATAAGTTTGAAGAATGTTGGACCGGCGCTCTGGTAGCGATGAAAATAGATAAGTTTGTAAGAGCACCTATTATTTCAAAAAATGATCCAAGAGCGCCATGGCAAGTATGGCCAGATAGAGGATATAGACATACAGGAGGGTTTAGAAAGCAGCGGACAAATTGGACGTATCATGCCAGAAGAATAGAAGGTGAGGAATATTGAGCAGATTCCACAATTTTGATAGGTACAACAGATCGTTCTACTCTATAGGAGGTAATAGAATAGACCTCCGTTCGGAATTTAAACAACTGTTAGAAAAATATGGACAATGGGTAATAGTAAGACACTCTCTAGGAATACCATCGGATACTTACGATGAATACTATAACGAGTCTGCTGTCGGAGCTGAATATAAGTATGTTGATATCTTAACATTAGCAAGATTTACATACTATGGAATGCATTCTGGTAGAGGTGATCTGGAAGAGGAGATACCTGCGAACTTATTGACTCCGCAACCCATTTTTTATATACCTAATGATGTGCATATAACGGAGAAAGATATTATTTTTACATTAGTTGAGGAAAAAAGTTACGGTGACAAACCAGAAAAAATAGATCCAGTACGGGATTATAAGGAGAGATATGACGTTACATTAGTAGTACCTATGAGAGCAGATCTCGGAAGGATAGAATACTATGCAGTATATGTTAAGGGGAAGAAGTAATGAGTACAGTTTTAATAGATAGATATGTACTATCTGGACTTGTTAATCAGTGCTATGAGATAAATCGTACAAGATTGTCTGGTATAGCCGATGAATGGGACTTCTTTAGAATGGTCGGAGAAGTAGTGAGTGCACATCTAGGAGATAGAGTAGAGTATACACAGATTTATCCTGAATATTTACGAAGAAGATTACATATGGATCCTGCAGAATTAACTAACCAACAGCCATCAATGGGTATATTTAAACCAGTTATTACTTATAGGGTATATAGAAAACAGCCTTCATCTGGTTCTAGATTCTTCTCTGAAATTTCTGAACTAAGACCGAAAGAATTTGACGTAGTTCCAGCTACTATAGAATATTATGGCAGAACGATTAGTGGAGTCATACAAGTAAGTGTGCAACACTTTGATGTACTTGCTTACTTTGAAATATGGACGGAGAAAAATGAGGAGTTGCAAAACTTGGTTAGAGATTTCGAAAGATTGATGCATATATATACTCCCGTATTTATGAAAAATGGAATTGTGAGAATAGCGTACTGGGAGGCAGAACAACCAAGATCCGAGCTATATAGCGCGCAAGGAATAAATAATTATGTAGTTTCTTACGCTATAAGGGTACAACAGTTGACATTCAATACAGCACCTATCATTGAGAAAATAGTAGTAAATACATACTATGATAGCTATGGTAACTGAGCTAAGAGGAGGTAAATATGGAAATTAAATCAAAAATCCAGGACTACAACTTAAACGCAACTAGGAACGTTCCATATGATACGCGTTCCGTACTTATCATAGGAACTGCAGCAGATGGACCTATAAATACTCCGGTACGTATAAATGATTTGAAGGATGCGAGGGAGATATTTGGGTCTCCAAACGATGGAACGTTAGTAAAAGCCATCTATGAAGTGTTTTATTCTACAAATGGAGTGAGGCCTGATGTAAGAGCAGTCAGGATTGGAGGGGGAGCCTATGCTACACTACAGATAGATGAAAAGTCTACTGGAACAGGAAAGGAAGCTCCTACAAGTGGGATGTACGCATTAAAATTGGAAGCTCTTGTGCCGGGAGAGATATACAATAATGTCACTATCAAAACAGCCATAGTAAACAATAGGCTGTCGATTGTCATCTACAATCCAAAAACTGGCGTAGAATCTGTATACACGTATAGTCCGAATCCTAATACATCTGCCGATGTGCATAGTGCCGTAGAATTAGCAGACGCGATCAATAATGATACCAATCTCAATACTATTATAAGAGCTACAGTCCCTAATTTAGAAGCATATTACGAAATAGATCTCACTCAGAACATGACATCGTTAGTCGATGCGTATGATACATCTGAGGGTATAGTGACTCTAACTCTGAGTGGTTTGCCTTACACAGATGGAGTTATAGATAATACGAGAGATCCTTATGATGGTAGGAGTAAAAAGGCTCCAGCCACTGCTTTAGATAAAATAAGGACTCTTAGTAGAGTATATGAGTTAGCAATAGCAAACCAGTTAATAGATGGAGAGGGGGCTAGTAGTTTTCAATTGTTAGGTCCAGTTCTTGCTCTTGATACTACTGTTAATCCTATTCTGCCTCTTGATGCAGATCTTACGGATGCGACGCATAAACAATATAGTGAATTCAGGCAGATTATAAGGAGGAAATATGTAGGTATCGTATCTGATGCAGATACATTTTCTGGTACCATGAAGATGGATCTCTACCTTCCTCCTAATGTTTCTGAAACAGGTTCTAATGATTGGCTTGGAGATTATGTATCTGGAGTAGACATGCCTGATTGGTATAAGTCACACGTGGACTACGTATATGATAATTCGAGAGATCTTGTAATAGTTTATGTAAAAAGAGGAGATACGTTCCAACCAATTAATGATCTTCTTGGAATAGATGACAGAACAAGTATATACTCTTTGTCTTGGGATTATAACGAACGTAAACTTACAATAACATTCGAATCTTTTGTTAAGGATCATCTCGAAGATGGAGATGAAATATACATTGATATAGATACAGTCGTTGGCGTTATGACTAAAGTAGATAGTATTGGAGCAGTTAAAAATGCAGATGACTTTACGAAATACTTTGTAGCTGGAAATACTATATATTTTGGCGACCCGCTTCCATCTCCTATAACTATAACATATTCATATAAACGTGAATATGAGGTGGGGTCTGATGTTGAATTGGCTGATCCGAAATCTGGGAAATTAAGGTTTATTAATACATTCATGCAGCCAGGATTCTATAATGTAGACCCGTATAAAGCTACTACTTATACCGAGCTTATATGTCATGGAGTTACACTCAGAGTTGTAGAATCTACAGGCCTATCTGATTACTTAGAAGCAGAAAGTCATCCCTATGCTAATACTGGTAGTAAAGTAGCACCTACTGCCGCACTCATGAGGGGAGGATATGCGGATAGAGATAGACCCCCAATTACAAGGAAACCTCCTGAAATTCCAGATCCTCAGGACTGTTATTATGTTACACATACTAGTGTCCTGAAGTTCCCCATGTGGTTGGGATTGGAATATACATATGAACCTGAGGAAATGGATCTTACAAGTGCTATGTCACTTTCCGGCGGATCTAATGGAACAAATCTTTCTACAGAAACTATATATAGAGAATTGCAGAAGACATTTGAGTCACTCGTAAACTTCCCCGTCGATATTGTTACTTTGACTGGTGCATATTTCGATGATTATGTAAAAGTGTTTAATGAATATACTGGCGTTGAAGAATATAAGAATGCAGGTATACATAAACTGTTTGCAGAGTATTTGTATAATCTTTCTCAAAATGTATCCGAGACAATAGGAGTAATGGCTTTAAGACCACTGACAGGAAATCTTACCGCTAAGTCAATAAATGAATACTATGAAAGACTCATAGAAGTAAAATATAGCGATCCAACTAGGCCGGCAAATGTTATGGCGGCAACTGGCGATTACAAGACAAAACATCTCGTAGTTACAGCATTTGAGCCTATAGTGAACTATCCTGTATCAACGGTTCCATATAGTACAACTGGTGAGGCTATCTATACTGGAATACTTATGTCTCTGAAGCCTAACGAGACTCCTATTAATCAGAGATTGAAAGTACAGGGCATGAGGTATCTCTTTACAAATGAGCAGCTTACTAAACTTGCTGAAAAGAGGTATACAGTAGTAAAGTTCTTACCAAACTTCGGATTTAGAATAGCAGCAGATCCAACTCTTGCTCCATATGGATCAGACTACTCTATGTTGTCTACGCTTATGGAAGTATTTGAAGTTTCAAACGGCATAAGAAATCTTGCTCAGAGATATCTTGGAAGTAAGAATACTGAAGCTATTAGAACTTCGTTACAGCAGCAGATTGACAAATATCTGGCGAATGTTGTTAATGCAGGTGTCGTAAGTAGAGCATATGCAGTTGTAAGGACAGATTCCAATAAGATAATACTTGGCGAGCTCGATATAGATCTTACAATAGTACCTGCATTTGAGATCAGAACTATAACGATAAATATAAAAGTAACGGCTGGCTAAAGTAGGTTACGTACAATTACTAATAATTAACGTAAGCGCAGGGTTGCTAATCCCTGCGCTTTTTGTTATAATAGAGATGAAGATGGCATGAGGCCATCTTCATGTACAAACTTAGAAAAGGAGGTGTCACCATGGCCAGCAATTTTGGAGGACTTGGAATCGACAGTAACGTCAGCGACGTAGCAAGAAGCTATACGTCGTTTGGCGGAGCGGACATTAATCTGATTATCGGAACATACCTTCTGGGTAACGCACAAGGTATTTCTTTTTCGGTTACTCGTGAAGTTCGCGACCCTGTATGGTAACATACAGAGGAAAAAGGCGGCTTCTACGGTGAAGGCTAACGAGCTAACGCCGTACCGTATCTCGCGTACTGGAAATCAGTACGGTCTGACGAGCGGTCTACAGACTTTGTTCTTGAACTCCGAAAAGAGGAGGGTTCTATGAGCAACAACGTAAAACGTGTTAAAATTATCAATTACGTAAGGGATCACTACAAAAAAATGACTAACACTCAGTTAGCGAAAAAGCTTAACGTACCTGTCTCTTTTATACAAGAGATAAAAACTAAGCATGGTTTCGTAAGTAGATCTCCATGGACTGAAGACGAAATACGACTGCTAAAAGAGAACTATAGTACGAACCCTGCCGTATTTGATCTATTTCCTGACAGAACAAAGCAAGCGGTTATAACAAAGGCAGCAGAATTAGGACTAAAAAGAGAAGTTAATATGCACAAGTATGTATACGACGAACATGTATTCGATACAATTAACAAGAGATCTGCGTCATTGCTTGGCATAACTGCTGCAAAAGCATATATATACGTAAGGTTAAATAGAATTGAATACAGAACTGATCATGCTAGGAGAGATGCATTACAGCTTATAAAAACGTTGTATGAAACAAATATACCTATATATACATATGAACAATACATAGCTCTTGTTATCAGATATCCAGAATTAATAAACAAAGTTGTAGAATTGTTGAAAGTAGGCAAAGAAGAGAGTCCTGATATACCGGATGAGTTCCTAAAGGATTTTGTTGTAGGATATCTTGTTTTAGGAGGTAAGATAGCGTATAAGACTCCAAGGGTTAGATTTTCTGGACACGACAAATATATGAAGTTAATAGAACGATATATGGATAGTATAGGAATAAAAGGTGCCAAAGCTGAAGAAGATGTAGATAAAGTTTCGCTTGTTATAAACGGAGATGATGCACTTAAAATGTTAGAATATATAATGAAAAATAGCTATGAAATGGTAGATTCGTATACTCTTACGAGGTACAATTTGTTGCTCAAACATAGCAGTAACTCTGCTAACGCCGCCCTCCACGAAGATGTGGATGAAGAAATAGTCGATGGCAATAAGCCACGGAAAAAGCCCCAATCTACGTCCTCGGTGCTGTCAATCCCCTCAGCTTCAGTAGGGGCAAGCGTAGGTAGCGATTCTGCGCTTGTAAAAGGAGCTCAAAACGGTGGAACTATCAATAATGGAACTACAGTAGATGTAGAATCTATTGTTGATACAACACCGTGGGTAAGCCATCTGGTAACAGATGGATCCCGTAACGACTCAGTACCTATACTCGAACATAATAAACACTTCTTCCCTAGAAACATGTCTCAACATGAGAAAAAAGCAATCTTGATATTTCTGTTGAGGCATTTGTATGACAAGTACGGTCGAGTTACGTATCAGATGTTAAGAGACTTAATGCCTAATAAGGATCTAAGTAGAGTATGTGAACGTACTTTTGGATCGTTTAATAATGCGTTACAAGCAGCAGGTATACCAATAAATAAACATCATAACTATACAGATGAATATCTGTTAGGACAACTAAGGAAGTTTTATAACGAACATGGATTTATAACATATGATTTCTTCAATGATAATAAAGACTATCCGTCTACAAGTGTGATTGAAAGAAGGTTTGGTTCATGGTCAAACGCTCTACGTATGGCAAATATTCCTATAGAAAGAACTGGAGCATATTTCGGGAAAACGTGCGTAGCATTAGACGGACATCTTTGTGACTCTATAGGAGAGCGCGTTATAGATGATCTACTATACAACAACAATATTAGGCATGTTTTGCACTATCCATATCCTCATCATGACCTTTATAATGACAAGCTTCTTCTGAAAAGTGACTTCTACCTACCAGATAAAGAGTTATATATAGAATATCTTGGGATGCAGGATGTGAAAGGTAAAATAGGGAAAAAGTATAGAGAGTACATTTCTAGGAAAAAGATGTTAGCTAAAGAGTATGATTTACGTATCCTGTGGATAGGAAAACAAGATATGAGACGTATAGAGGATATAGTAAAGGAGATTAAAGATGCATAATACGAGTATAGATACTGGACGGTTCCTTGCATGGAATCGTAATACGCTCCCAGACTTAGGTAAGAAATCTAAGTCTGATGGTATAGTCTATATAACACCTTCGATATCAGAAGGTTATAAGGGAATCGCTGGATCACTTGTATTTGTGATACTTGACAGAGCAGCACTGTATGGACTTATGCAGAGGGCTAAATACGCCCAGAAGGATTATGGGAATGACCCATATCTGCAGAATGCATTTCTTGGCCAGGAAGACACCGGTGACAGGATGGCAGCTGTTGGAGAAATAGGAGATGTCGGCATGAATGCTGCTACTCCTGTTTATCCTGATCAGCTCCTTCAATCGGGAGGCTCGGCTATGAAAATAGCCGATGAAAATCTCGTTAACTGCTGGGACACCCTTAGAGCCCCACTGCCACAGCGGAGTTCGAAAGAACAAACGCAATGGCTTGAAAAATGTGGGGATTGGGCAATCAGCAGCCAAGCCCCTAAGGTCTGTGGGACTATG